TGGGCGCGTGGCCAGTTTATTCAGCAGATCAGTCTTTTCTGTCAACAGGTCCAGAACAGATTGACGCAGGTCCATGATGGGCTGCTGCATCACAGCATCTGTTTTTGTCTCCAATGACGCCTCTGTGTCAGCCGTCCAGTCTGTCACAGGTTGTGATTTGGCGATTGGTTGGAGACGTGGTTTTGTCTCCAAGCGTGACCGGGGTGGCTTGATCTCTGCCGGGGTGCTGTACTCATTGAGATCGATGCCCAGTCTCTGTGCGGCATCAATAAACTCAGCTTTGGACGCAGTGTGTGTCTGAAATCCAGCCGGTACTTTTGTTGGCTCTTCCTTCATCCGCAACCGAATTTCAGTGAGCAAAGCAGAACGCTGCTTAGAGGTGAATTTGATATCCATTTGAAAATCTCCCGATCTAAAATGTGAAACCGACATAGACAATCTTGTCGGCCTTGATGAAAATCTCGCTGTTCATATCGTCCCATTTGCTGCATGAGAAATCGGCAGCATGGGTTTTGGTTTTACGATTACGGTGATTGATCACGTAAACCGCTTTTGCATCCGGTGACCGCTTGATCAGGTCACCCGGTCCAAGGTTGTCAATCACCACGGGGTGCATGGCGTCACCGTCTTTTGAATAAACTGTCTGTGTCATTGTCTGTGTTCTCCAGTCTGTGTCTGTGTCTGTGTGGGTCTACCACTACGCTGCTGCGTTTCTGCCCGGACCAATGGGCGTCATCAGGTGGCAAGCTGGGGCCAGCGCATGGCCAGCCCCTGCATGATGTTTGTTTTGGCATGGTCTGCTCTGAACCGGCAGATTACCCAGCGCGGGGCTGGTCAGTCTCAGGGAGTGTTTAGCGCATCGCCCAAGGGCATGGGGTCAAAGCGGTGATCACGTGTCCCGTTTCGGTGTTTGTGGTGGGTGGCCAACCCGTGGGCTTGTCTGCCCTGCCTCTGGATGTCTAGCCTGTCGTCTCCCGTCTGGTTGCATTTCGGCCAGTCCGCACTAGCCGTCACAACCTTTATTGCACAGTCAACAACCCCAAACAAGAAAATAATGATGTTTGGTGCATGTCAGTGATGTCTGGTGTCTGTCATGCACCTGACCGGCAGGGTTACCCATATGCCGTTGGCCTCACTCGCGTGGGCCATGACCCCCGTCTGGACGGCCACAGTCGGCCATTCTGACCCCCTGACAGCCCAATAGCGGGTCAGACAGCGGCAAGACAGTCAGACAGACGGTGGCGGTGTCCCATGGGGTGTCCCCTGTCTGGGTGTGACCCCCTGCAACACCCGGTGTGTCTCAGTTTATCGGCACCGCGCACCGGTCTGTCAGACCGTTGCATTGACAAATCGATGCCCCCGGCCCACCCCAGCAAAAGACACTCTGCCACCCCCGGTTTGGTTCCATAAAAATGGTCGCGCGCGTGTGAACCCCGTGCATGAGTTTTTGAGGGGTTGGAAACTTTACTTGAAAAAGACACGATATTTTTTTATTTTATTATAATGTTGATAGGGGTCTGGAATTTATGGCTAGAAGAGTAGACAAGCCGGTGCCAAAACACTTGCGAAACGCTGTTGCGCTGGAGCAAGAACTATCCGTTATCGAAAAAGAAGATATGATGCTGCAACATCCCAGCTTTCTTGGGAGCCAGCGGCAGTTCATTGACAAAATCTACCAGCACCTACCCCAAGTAGCGGACAAACTAATCAACTTTATCGCTGCTTCACCGGAGCGCGTGTATGGTTCTAACGGCACAGTGCAGCTAATGCTGCCCGAAGACGTGGCTCTGACTGACGGTCAGCTACAATTGTTTAAGCTGATCCTTCAAAAGGGTCTTCCCAATCAAGCACCGGTCAATATGCAGGGCGAACAGAACCCCCTCGCCTCTGGAAAGGTCAATATTACCATCAATCAGACCGGCCCATCTGTTGATTTGGAGAACATCACATCGCCTGTGGACGGGGTAAGACGTGGACAAGCCGAGAAAGTAAACACAATTTCCTTTAACAGGCCGGAACTCATAGAACACGATGACAACTGAAATCACCTTTGAGGCCCACCACTCACAACAGCTAGTTTTGGAAGACCCTCACAGGTTCATCACGATGGTCTGTGGACGCCGTTGGGGTAAAGACCACTTGGCATCCATAAAAATCCTGTCACATAGCTTGACTCACAAGAGTACACGCGGCGGCAAGATGTATGCGTGGCTCAACCCTGTCTATAATCCGCAAGGCAAAGAGAGTTTTCGCGTATTTCGTGCGTTTGCTGAGAGCGGTGGGCTGGTCAAGAAGGTAGTTGAGACACCTCCGATGGAAGTACGCCTGATAAATGGCGATAAAGTTACTTTCTTTTCTGCTGATCAGCCGGATAACCTTCGTGGTGGACAGTATGACGGGGTAATTCTAAACGAAGCCGGGTTTATCTCTGATTTAGATGAAGTTTGGTCCGGCCCCGTTGCTGCTATGCTCCTTGACCGTGCTGGTTGGGCATGGATTATGGGAACACCGAAGGGCAAGAACGCCTTTCATAAATTTTTCCTACGTGGTCTGAAGCCAGAAACAGATGACGGCAAGCCAAATCCTTGGAAGAGCTACCGGTTTCCCACTAAGACTAACCCTTTCATACCCCCTGAAGAACTGGATCGGCTCAAGGAAGAGTTACCAGCTGACATGTTCAAGCAGGAGTTTGAGGCAGAGTTTCTCGACACGGGCGGTGCTGTGTTCCGAGGACTCGACATCATGCGTGTGCGTAGTGAGGGACTAGAGCTAGTGCCACAAGCCGACAACTGTAGGATTGGTATAGACGTTGCCAAGCACACGGACTTCACTTGTCTGGTAGCCATAGACAATAATAACAGTGTCATTGGTTTTGACAGGTTCAATCAATTGGACTGGTCTGTGATCAGTCAACGTATTGAATATTTTTGCTCCCGGTATAGGGGCAAGGTAGTGATGGACGCCTCTGGCGTGGGTGATCCTGTGTATGAGAACCTTGCTTCCAAAGGTTTGGTGATTGAACCCGTGAAGTTCACAAATGAAAAGAAAACACAGATGGTTCAGAATTTAATGTTGTTGATTGAGGAAGGTGTCTGCTCCATCCCGTTACCCGGTTCTTCACAAGACCCAAGCAAAGACACAGGAACCTTGTGGTCGGAGTTAGAAGCGTACACATACAACATCACGCCCACCGGTAGGATCAGGTATGAAGCACCACGTGGCTTTCACGATGACTGTGTGACTGCTTTATTTCTTGCTTGCTCTGCCATGCCAATGATGATGGCTGCTGCTTTCCAAGAATATGACTTGAATGACGTGCGTGGTGTAGGTGAAATCTAGACATCACTAGCCATATATCTTATTTTATTGTAGTATTCTGTCTGTGTCTGTGTCTATAACAGAAGGCAGGATTTTTACATGAAAAAAATTAATTACAAAAAAGCCAAGCGACCCTCCGTCCGGCCAACCGGTCAGATGAAACAGGGCCTAAAGATAATGGCCAAAAGTGATCAGACCCATTTCGCCCCTCGCCGGAAACTAAAGGTATAAGCATGGTACATGATAACCGAGGCAAAGGCGATCAGTCTGGTATCGACTCACTTGTGGTCCCGACAGATACGCTTGCCGACAATGCCGCTACACAGCGCATGCAGGAAGCTGGACCCAATGACTTGGGACCAAAGGTCAACCCAGAAGAAGCTATAGAGAACGCCCGTAACGATATTAGAAGGGATATGATTAATGATGCGGTGGTTGCAGCAGAGTATGATCGTCTCTCAAATCCTGAAGAGCCTATGGTCCAATCTGTGGACGAAGTTAGATCAGGCATTGTGGTGGAGTCTTCGGAAGTACCACAGGGGGCTGATTATGTTGGCAGTGCTTTATCTGAGCGCGAAAACGCGGCTCAGTTCTTGGATCGCGAAACAGAGAAAAAATTAATAGACTTTGTTCACGCTCACTTTGATTTAAGTTACGAGCGTATGTCTAAGCGTTATGACTACTGGAAGGACGCAGAAGTCACGCATGACATGTACGTGCCAGCACGTGTTGTTGATGAGAGCAAGCGGCGTAGTAACCAGAAATACAACAGTGGCCGCATCATTGATCAAATAAAGACTCCTTATTCACGTTCTATCAGCGATACAATCTGTACCTACAACCTAGCTATCTTCGGTGGTTCACCGCCATTTAGGGTCGAGCCTACTTCTAGTTCTACAGGACGCAGATCGGCCAGATTGATTGAGCAACGTCTGCATCACAACATGCGCCGTGTTGGATATGAACAGCGGCTGTATCAGATTTTTCTCGACAACAATCGTTATGGTATGGCCCCTGTCGCTAACTTCTATGGCAAGGACGGTAACGTACCGGTTAACATTGATCCGTGGTCTTATTTTCCTGACCCTCGCGTCACTGCTCAGAACAGACATGAAGCGGATTTCATTGGCTACCGCACATGGGCCAGCCTGACAGCTTTGTACAGACGCGGACATTATCAGAACCTAGACCGTATTGAGGACTCGCGCCCATCTCTCGCTTGGTCTGCAAACCAGTTCCTCAAAGACACTATTCGTGACCAGAGTGTGGACCCCACGCTGCCCGGTAACTACGGCACAGATTATAAAAACTACTTTGGTCTTGGCACAGCACATGTGTTGAACACTTTGTATGTGTATATGGACCCACGCCGTCTGGACATCCCTGCACCATTTGGTCTGTATCGTATTGTGATTGCTGATGAGAACGTGGTGGTACAGTTTGATGCTTCACCATACCCTCACGACAGCATTCCGATTATTCACGGTGAAGGTCAGTATGACGCGCACAAAACCTTTGCGTCTTCACTATATGATTTGCTGATGCCCCTACAGAGGTATCAGGATTGGCTACTGCGAACTCGCGTAGAGAACGTACAGTCCATTGTGCAGAACCGGCTAGTTGTTGATCCCAATCGTGTAAATATTAAAGACATTCTGGACCCTAATGCGGCCCGTCTGGTGAGGACTCTACCCGGAGCAAATCCTGGGGATGCCATTCTTCCACTTCAAGTTCCTGATGCCACCCGTAATTACTGGCAGGATTTAGACACTGCCGGACAATTAATGCAGAGACTGGCGGCGGCTTCAGACACAGCACAGGGAATTCAAGCTGAGACGCAGCGTACAGCTACAGAGATTGCACGTCTCACTGCTCTTGGCCAGCAAAGGCTTGGTATGCAAGCACGTTTGCTTTCCTCCACAACTATTCGTCCTCTGGTTCGTCAGATGATTTCAAATCTTCAGTTCTTTGAGATCGATGGTGGCATGGTGACTATTCCTGAAGAAGCTACAGCAGAAAACCCAACAGGCGATGTGCGGTACAATCGTTCCGACATTATGGGTGATTTTGATTATGTAGTGGTAGACGGCACCCTACCCCTGAACCCTGAAGACAATTCAGAAAATCTTATTCGATCTATTCGTGTCCTGTCTGAAACAGGCGCAGCACAGAACTATGACATGGATAAATTTGTGGAACGCCTGATAGAGAGCTTTGGATTTCAGGATGTGGAGAATTGGAAAAAGTCACCGAGTGAAGTTGTACCCGATGAGCAGATTATGCAGCAACTTCAGGCCGGTAACCTTGTCCCGATGGGACAGGCTGCGACTGAAATGGGACAACCAGCCGTGGTCCCTGATCTTCCACCCCAAGAGATGGGAGCAAGAAATCGATGAAGGCCCACTCAGGAATGACCTCCACACTATCTGGTCCCTCAGATAATAGGACAGAAAATTACAGGAAACCAAAAATAAAGCGCGGAAAGTGCTGCAAAGCAAATTGCGACAACTGCGTTCTAATGCCGAAAGGGAGAGGCAGAATTGGCCAAAGAGCTTAAAAGTTCTGAGTTGGCAAAAGGGTTTGAAAAATTAAAAGACAATCACTTTTGGCAGAAGTACAGGGAACGTCTACAGGACGAATACGGGAGAGTAGAGCTAACACTTATCAGTAACGCTTCGGCTGATGCCGATCAGTTACGGGTATGTGCAGCGTTAATGTCAGCATTCCGCACTGCGATAGAGATGCCGGAGCGAATGATCGCCGAGGCTGAAGCGCAAGAGGATATCGAAAGGTTAGAAAATGGCTGAGAACATGACTGAAGCGGAAGTTACCGCTCAGAAGAACCCCGGCTCCGGGGCAATCACTGATCCAAATCAAGCTGTAAACCCACCGGCTAATGCCCCTACCCCACCCACGGATGCAGAGGCAAACCCCGATAAGTCTGGTTTTTCTGCCGCTGAACGGTTGCGTTCCAATGATAGAATGCCCGTTGATTTTGATTTTGAAGTAGCTAATAACCCTGACCCGCGTGATGGTGCAGAGGCCGGTGATGCCAATGCTCAAGAGATGGGCAGTGTTGAAGAGGATGCGGTTTCCCGTATGCTTCGTATTAAGTTCAGGGGTCAGGAAGAAGATATCCCTGAAGACAAAGCCATCACGATGTTACAGCAGTTTAAGTCCATGGACGCTAAGTATGGTCCAATGATGGAGTTGGCTCGCACAATTTCTGAACAGACCGGCGTAAATGACCCATCTCAAATCGCGGCTATCATGGCCCAAGGCATGATGAAGATGAATGATGGGTCCGGTCAGGAGCCAGAAGCAGCCGCACCGCCACCCGAATCAACTGATCCAAGGGTGATGGAGCGCAACGTAAAGACTAATGAGGCCGCTAGTTCAGCCGCCACAGAGTTCTTTGAGGAGAACGGTCTACAACCTACAGATGCTGCTTACCGAGCGATGACTAATATCTTCAAGTATGCAGATAGCATCGAACAGGCTGCAACTGTTTTACCTACGCTCATGGAGGATGTTCGCAGCTTCAAGCAGCAACAGGAAATCGCGGCCCAGCAATCTCAGCAGACACTGGTTGACGCACAAGCATCTGCAACCGCACAAGAACTTGGCATTGATGATGAACAAACTTTCAATGACTACGTGTCTTGGGTGGAAATGCAGGAGCAGATGTTCCCCGGATATAAGAGTGCAATAGGCAACAATCCTAAAGCTATCGATAAGTCTATCAGGGATTATCATGCAATCACCAGCGGAAGCCGCAACGCAGCCGATCAAGCCGTAATGAAGCAACAGGTTGAGCGAGACATTGCCCGTGCTGGGGGTGAAACAGTTGCTAGTCGTGGTTCAGATGAGCCAATGAGCGGCGCACAAAAAGGTAACTTCAGCGATCAGATGCTGGATTTATTGTAACAATTTCTAGACATAGACATTTTTCTAGTTGAATCATGTCTATGTCTAGGTTATTTTAATAGAGACTTTACGAATGCCTACCGAAGGCTTTGTGTCTGACAAGACCTCACGGAAACTATCAGTCCAGAGAACCATACTCGGAGCAATCAGCAAAGCGAACCCAAATCAAACTCTAGCCCTATGAGGTATTATTATGGCTACTCTCGGTATGCGGGGTACCGGCTCATTTGCAGCCGATCATCGCCCTGAAAACTATCGTGAGAAATACCTGATGCTGGAGCCGAATGGTTCGGCCCCGCTGACGGCAATTCTTTCGATGCTTCCGTCTGAAGGTACAGACGATCCTGAATTCCACAATTTCCGTAAGGATTTGCCGGATTTCAAATTCACTCACAGTGGCACAGCCACTACCAGTGGAACCACTCTGACTGCTTCATCTGCAACTGATCTGACTTTCATTCGGATCGGCATGCTGATGCGTAACTTCCGTACTGGTGAGGTTATCAAGGTCACTGCAAAGCCATCAACCACAACCCTTACCGTAACTCGCGGTGTTGGTAACGGTGGAACTGGTGTTGCGGTAGCGGCTGCTGATACCTTCTTTATGATTGGTAATGCATCGGCTGAAGGCGCGGATGTGCCGGACAGCATCTCATATGATGCAGCCAGCACAGAGAACTTCTGTCAGATTTTCCGCACACCGTATAGCATTACACGTACAGCTATGCACACCAACTTCCGTACTGGCGACCAGTACCTTGAGAAGTCACGTGATGCTCTTAAAGAGCATATGGTCGGCATGGAACGCGCAATGCTCTTCGGTAAGAAGGACATCATCACCGGCTCCGCTGGTCGTCCAGAGCGTTACACAGATGGCTTGTTCAACAGCGTCACCACTAACGTGGAAGATGCAGCAGCCAACACAAACGCTGGTCGTCTGACTGAGGCTGAGTGGGATGCATTCCTCGCAGAAAAAGCCTTTGCTTTTGGTTCATCCGAAAAGCTGATGCTCTGCGGTTGGAAGGTTGCGGATCACCTTCAGACCCTCGCCAAGAACCGCTACCAGATCAACTCGACTGGTACAGGTGATGGCTACGGTGTCATGTTCACCACCTACAACACCTTCGCTGGAACACTCCAAGTGAAGACCCACCCAATGTTCCGGCAAATTCCGGGTGCAGAGAAAGACGCGATCATTCTCGACACCAAGGACCTTCGCTACCGCTACGTGGATGACACGCAGCTTCTGAAGGATCGTCAGGGCAACGGCGTAGATGGTGTCATTGATGAATACCTGACCGAAGCTGGTCTGGAAATTCTCCAAGAAAAGACACACGCAGTCGTTACAGGTTGGAACTCTCTGACATAAGTCAGACATGGAACAACCTTAAAATCTAGACAGGATCGCTTTCAGACATTATTCTGGGGGCGGTCCTTTTCATTATAGGGAGTTCATTATGCCAAAGACCAAGACTGTAAAATTCTTTGCCAAGAAACCCGGCATGGAAATCAGCTTAGACGGCAATGTTCACAAGTTTGAGCAGGGTGTTTTGGAAGTGGATGCAAAACTGGCAGAGCGTATCAAGCTGCACCACCTCTACCGGCGCGACCATATCTTCTGTGAGGAAGAAGCCATAGTCGTAGAGGGTAAAGTCCAGTCCATGAAGAATGACCCCAAGCTGGAGGAAATGCGTGAGGCCCAAGCTAAAGACAAGGACCTTGTGTTTTTTCAGTTCCCGGCAAAGCCAAACGCAGTCGTAGACGCTGGTCCACACGAAGTACGTTTTGAGTCTGGCAAGGTAGGTGTGCGCCCTGATGTAGCAGATATGCTCAAGCGTCACATGTTCTACCGACACGGTAAAATCCAAGAGGTTGAGGTAGGTTAAACATGTCTAGTTATAATCCGTCTGGTTCCGGGGGTGGTCAGTTTTCCACCTTATCAGAACTTGTAGACGATATGCTTAAAGAGGCCGGTGAAGCCAGCCCTTCCGTATTGCGCGGATTAGAAGAGAAGAAGTTTATCAACTACGCAAACCGCGTGGTGGGCGATATCAACAGGCACCCAACTTTTCTTGATTTGTTGGACAATGCTTATGACACCCAGACGGGTTCAATTGCCCAGAATTCTAATGAACTAACTATTAATTCAGGAACCGTTACCTTCGGGAACTATACACCGGTCAAGATTGCTGGTGCCGGACATAGCGGTTCAGACCTTTATAGTTTTGTTGTAAAGCCAAAGACAAGCGGCGGCAGCACAGTTTCTGGCACTTACATGATGGCTGATGATGCCGACACAACCGTAACCAACGTGAATGTGTCTCATCCCTACAGTGTTCGCATCAAGCGATACCAAGCCATTGGAAATGTTAGGGCCATTGATGATGAGGTTATGATCGAAGGTCTGAAAGCCTACTATGCCGTTGACGACATCGATACAAACAATGGTGGTTTGATACAGTTAAAGAACTCAATCTACCTAAACACTCTGAATAATTGGCTTGGTTCAATAATCAACATCCAAGGTTCTTTGGAAGTTGAAATAAATGAGTACACCTAATGGCTAGGCGTTTGTTCCCATATAGTCGGTTTGTGGGATTGGACACTGTCACCAGTCCAACCAACATGTCTGAACGGTATTTTGTAGACTTACAGGATGCTTACATAGATTTTCGTGGTCAGATTGTGAAAGGCCCCGGAACAAACAAAGACTCTTCCAACACTCAAAAGCACTTCAATATCAAGCACTATGGCTCTGACAAAATTGTCAGGTACTTCAGAGATGGCACCTCAGTTAAGGGAAGAGCCACCGGTCAGAGCATCGACTCAACACTGTTCACGCAGAATGCACCAACAGCACTTAGCCCATTGATGTTGGTTAATTTTGACCAGAAACAATTTTCTTTTATGCAGGGGCATGTACCAGAGTTTTTTGACGGCACCAATTTTGCGAGTGCTACTGTAACAAATGCCAGTAGTCTTGGTCGCTACCCTGACGGCGGCTTTGCTGTGAACATCCTAAATCGTTTGGTGGTAGCTGGTATTCCGAATAAGCCCACGGAAATTCACGTCAGTGTCCAAGACAGTTATCAGGATTGGCGAACCAACACATCAGGCGGCACAACCCCGGCTGCAACAGATGGGGCAATCATTGATGTAAAGAACCAGTTTACCAGTAATGACACCATTCAAGGCTTGGCTGTTCTTGAAGGTGACAAGCTGGTTGTGTTTGGCAAGAACGAAACCCTCGTATATCTCGCAGATACCAACATTAATCAGTGGCAGATTGCACGTGACTTCCGTGTACCAGTGGGCCTATTCGGCAGGAATACCGCCGTAAACGTGGGTACGGATGTCTTCTTCTGTAGCCGGTTTGGCGTACACAGTCTGAGACGTGCAGCTTCAGGACTGACACTTGAGACAATTATGTTGAGCAGGGAGATACAAGACAAATATCAGGAGGCTGTAGAGAATGTCCCAACGTCTGGCGAGTATACTGAACCTAATGCGGTCTGGGATGGAGAAATTGGACAATATCATGTCTACTTCCCAAGGAGCAATGGAACTGTATTTGACAGGCTTACATTCACCTACGAACCGGGAGTCGGGCGCGGGGGCTTCAGGTCGTTCTCGTTCACACCCGGCGCAAACCAAATCTGTGCCTCGTTCTTTGCACGACCAGACAGCACAGCGGTTTTGTCCGCATTACAAGTGGGTACCACGTCCGGGTTTGGGGACGGTCAAGACCTGTCTCAGGCGGTCAGCATGTCATTGCGGACGCCCCTTCTTAGCCAGCAACAACCGGATCGATATAAGTTATATAAAAGATTGATTGTTCGTGCGGTAGGTACAGCAGATTTCAACTGCGTGATCTTCGATGAAAACAACAATCAGCTTCAGTCAACGACAGTCCGTCCTGAAGCAGATGGCTTTGCGTCAACAACCGGCATCAATTCATCCCAGACCAGACCCATTGATATACCAATCCCACACAGGGCGAAGGCCATCAGTGTGCAGTTTACCAGCACCAACGCGGGTGAGTTAAGAATTCTAGACTTTGGTTTAGTAGTAGATGTTAAATAGAAAAATGACATACTGTGTCTATGTCTAGATTTTCTACAAAAAATAACGTAGAATTGTCAGATATTTTAGAGCTTTGCCTTGGCTCTGATGTACACAGAAATTGGTTCGTAAAAGACATTGATCGTCTTTTCATTGAGCCACTCAAGGCAGACCATGCACGACTGTTCTACAGAGACGGCAAGGTCATCGGTTTTATAAGTTGGGCTTTTTTGTCTTACGAGGCCGAAGATGCGTTTGTGAATGGTACACGCAAACTACAGTCTGATGACTGGAAGAGCGGCAACCGAATATGGATCATAGACTGCATTGCGCCATACGGAGATGTTGGATCTATAGGCAGATGGGCGAGAGATCACCTGACGCCATATGGTCCGAGCTTCAGTACAGATAGAGCATTTTGGTTAAGACGTTCTCCAAATGGTTCTGTCCGTAAAATAGGTATGGCGATGGAACATGTTACACAAGTCGAATCCGTTTAAAGATGGTCTAGGTGACATGCTGACAGACTTTGGTCTGGCGCGTGAACCTTTTGCTGATCGCGTGTTTTGCTCCGGCGGTGATGGCGGCGGTGGCGGCGGTGGAGGTGGTGGTTCCTCTGGCGGCGGTGGCGGCGGCGGTGGCGGCGGCGGTGGCACTATCTTTGGCGTAGATGGTGTTTCCAAAACTGGATCAACGTCTCAAGACGCAAATATTGGCTGGACTTCATCCGAGGGTTCTGGTCAGGCCGGTGATAACTATGAAGCACTCCAGTCAGCGACAAGTTCAGAGGTTGCCCAAGCGCAGGAAATGGCTGATGCAGGGGCGACTACACAAGAGATTGGTGAGTATCTAAGCGGCGATCTGACACCGGATGCGGGAACTATAGGAACTTCAAGTTCTGGCGGTAACGTGGAGTCCACGTCAGAGGCCACGGCTCAACAGTTTGTGGCACGTGAAGGTACGTCTGCACCACAGTTTCTTACATCAACTTTTGACAGTGTGTCATCTGCTTTGACCGGTGGTGCCGGTGCTGGTGTTAGCAGCGGTGGTGCGACAGCGGGAAGCGCAACCACGGGCGGCGCAGTAGAGGCTACAGCAGATGACGGCTTCGATACAGGTACAGTGTCTTCACCACTGGAAGGTTCTGCGGCCACTAATACATTAAAGCGTGACCCGGAAGCTGCGGTTCGTGCAGCAGAACGTAGGGCTGATTACTTCTACGATCCGGCTGTTGGCAATCAATACGCACCACCGGGCTATGACCCTGCGTTGTCATCTCGCTCAAAGATACAAGACCTTTTCACCACACGGAATGAGAACACAGGAGCTATGCAAGCTCCCCTCACCCGGACTTCTGGTTTGACGGCAAGCACAGACGGCTCATTTGCCATGCTCACCCCAGAGCAAATGAACAAGCTGGGAGCAAACCTGAACAAAAAATACAGTGATCCCTCCTATTTAAACCTTGGGAACATGACACCGGGCGCACAGGCCGTGGCGTTTTCTGAGATTTCTAGTAGATACCCTGATCAAGAGTATGGCCGTGTAGATCAGAAGCTAGGTGGCCAATCCATTGTCCGCAACATGCGACTGGTAGGACAGGACCCTGCCACTGGAAACGTGATGCTAGAGGGTGGCAGCAAAGGTTTCTTTGGCAGCACATTTGGTTCGGTATTTGGGTTGCCATTATCTGGCGGTGCATCGATGGCATATTCGATGGCTGGCATGGGCAACCGGGCCAAGAACCTTGCATTGGATAAAGACACAGCAGGAATGATTGCTCTGGGTGCAGACGCTGTGGGCCTTCCGGGTTCGTTTGTTAATCAAGGTCTGCAACTTGCTGGCATTAACGCCAATAGGTTTTTACCGCAGTTTGAAGGTTCTGTTTCAGAGGGAACCACGATCTTCCAAGACACTGGTGGCGGCAACGACAACAACCAACCACCTGTGAACGCAACACCCCCTTCACAAGACCCACCACCCGGCAACGTAATTAAGCCACCTTCAACCGCGCCAACAGATTTGGTTCGGCGTAAGCGCATACCGGGCCAAGGTCTTTTTGGCACCACAACTAATGAATTTCCTTTCCTTGCTCTAAGTGAGGAACTCAAGACAAGCGGATTAGGCACATCAGCAAAAAGTCCAGCCGGTAAGTTCCGGCAGAATGCTCCGAGGTAAAAATGGCAAGTGTATTCAAACGACTAGGTAATTTTTTAAAGAAGGATGAAGCCCGTATAGGTCTAGGCGCACTTGGCGCAGTGGCTGGTCTTGGTGGCTTTGAAGGAATGAAATATGGCGATGCACTTACCAAAGGCATTGGCGGGTTGAACATCGCATCCGGTGTTTCTGCTGGCGGCACATCTGGTGCGCTGCAAGCTGGTTTGGGTGGCTACAACTTAGCGCAAGGATTTGGAAAAGTAGGCACGTTTCAAGACAGCTACCGTAGTATTTTTGGGGGTGGTCGGACTGCACCACAGCAAATCACCCAAGAGTCAAACGCTGCCTTGCCAAACTTCAAGACAGAGATCAGCGCAAATAATCCTCTGAATACCGAGATACAGGCGTACAGAGATGCTGGTTTTAGTGATGAAGA